TAAGATGTTCTGCCTTGCTCTATCCATTTCTTGAGTGAAGCCCATCTCGTATTTTTGTTCCATCTGATATGGGTCAAACTCTTTAAACTGGTTTGTAATATCAGTGTAGACTTCTGCGCCCTGTCGTACTGGTTGATCTCCAAGGTCTTCCATAGTTGGAGGCGCTGCTTCCGTTGGAGTGCCAGGAGCCGGAGCTTGTGTTGTTGGCTTTGGCGACTTACCTGGTTTACCTGGTTTACCTGGCTTATCCTTTTTAGGAGGTCGTGCACCAGGAATTGGCTTACCTTGAGAATTAACTAAATCACCTCTGGAATTGCGATAAACACCAGGAGAAAGACGCTTTAAATCTTTTGGCTTTTCCTTGGGGTCTTTGGCCATGGAGCCAGGCGGTTTACCAGGCTTGCTGGGCGCTGGTTTGCTAGGTGCTGGCTTAGTTGGCGCTGGTTTGCTTGGCGGTGGTTTAGCTGAAGATTTTGTTGGTTTAGTTGGTTTTGCCATATTATACCTGACCACCCATATCGTATCTTATCTCAAATCCTAGTATTTGCATGGTAGCGTTTTTTAGTGAACCACCAAAACGTATTGCTGCACAATGTCCCTGACCTTTAGTAGCAAACCTATCAAACGTATATTCGATGCCTGATGACCAAGGACTACCCCAAGGACTGCCCCAAGGGGTAAAGGTACTGGTTGGAGATGTCACTGAAGTAATGGCGTATCCTTGCTTGAAATCAGTATCAAGTCCGATATTTAATGTAACGCCACGACGAGTTTTAAGAATAGGTCGAATGTCTTTAAAGGCTTTGTAGTTAGAGCGTGACCCGTAGAAGCTAAATGCTCCAGTAGCTGAAAAGGTTATTGCTTGGCTGCTAGTTGCCGTAATTGCATCAGCTTGGCCAGTCTCACCACTCCAAATAATACCTGTAGAAGAAGCATAGAAAGGGAGCTTATTAAACAAGCAGCTTGATAAAGCGTGTTCGTCTGAATAGAGCTTAAACTTAGTCCATCCCTTTGTATCAATGGAATATACTAGGAAATAACAACCTGAACCCGATGAAGGTAAAGAGATGTATACTCGTCTACCTTGTGGCCAGAAGAAGCCAGTCCACTCATGGTCAAACCCTACTTGAGTAGCAAGCTCAGAGATAAGAGGGTTAATACGATAGCTAAGGATGTTTAGGGCTTGCTCTGGATCAGACTGAAACAGGCCAGAAAGAGGAACAATACCTTGTTCAGTAATGACCCATATATCGTTGTTTACTCGTACAAACGCTCTATAGCCAAGAGGACGCCCAATGACGTAACGAGCAACTATGCCCCAGGTAGTAGGGTCTCCAGCGTATACACCGTTGTAAAAGACTATCTCGCCTTCTGAGCTACAAGCCCAAAAGTAATCTTGCGAGGTTGTGCTGGTTGTATTGCTAAAGCTACCAATGCCAACAAGATATCCGCCTCGTGTAAATACATAGCTAAAGTCAAAGCTAGTAAGAGCAGGAGTCCCACCACTACCAGTTACTTGCAAGCCACCATACCAAACCTTAGCGGTGTTCTTTTCTACAAAGTACAATCGCTCTTTGTAAGCTGTAACATTGACCAGATTGCTTAGAGTAACGCCAGTAAAAGTAAGATTAGAAAAAGTAGCAGCAGTCCCATCCCAAACCTGCGCAGTATCTTGACCGTTACAAAGGTAAATCCGGTTATTGTAAATAACCGTCTGCCAATCACCTGACGTTGGAACTGTAGCGCCTGTACGATCCGTTACAACACCACCAGTTGTTACAGAGTAAAGTTTGGTATTAGTGCCAGCAATAAGCAGATTAGTTGCGTCTGCTTTTATTAAAGGAGCTGCAAACTTTATAGGAGTTGCACTACCTATATCTGCAAACTGAGTATAGCCAAGACGAACCGTAGGAGCGGCATTGCCAGGAAACACGTTTACTAAGTCCAGCGCATAAGCTGGATCCATGTTATCAATCGGACTTACTAGGTCCAATCCCCCGTAAGGCGGGGATACTGTGAATCCCTGAAAAGCCATAATTAGCTTATTGAACCAAACCTATTCGGATTTTGCGCTTTCATTTGTTGTAACTGCTGAACGGTCATTCGCTGGCCCCCAGGTCCAATAGCCATACCATTTGGGTCCATATTTTGCGGCTGCCCGTATTGCTGTTGTGGCATCTGTTGCCCCATTTGCATCTGTTTCCACTGCTCAAATGATAACTCAGGCGTTGGCATATTCATTTGCGGATTCTGCATCATTGGTCGCCGTTGAAAACCTTGCTGCTGCTGAGCCAATGCTTGTTTTTTAGCTAAAGTTGCAGCGTATTCCTCTGGAGATTGTTGAGCGTATTGCTCCGCAGGTTGAAAATACTCCATTTGCGGCTCCTGCATCATTGGTTGTTGTTGTTGCCCACCTCGCTGCAAAAGTCCGCTAATAGAATTAGGTCTTTGAGGTTGCTCATACGCAAAACTTCCAGCCCCAGGGGGTGTGCCAAGTGGAGCAGGAGGACGAGTAGCAATTTGTCCTTGTTGTGGAGCTTGATTCATTGCTTCTACCAAACCACCCTGTCGCGCTCTATCTCGACCATCTCCCATGCCTTGTCCACCAGAAACTATATTAGCAACATTACGTGCTCTATCTTTCATGGATGGTTGGCCAGGTAATGGTTGCCCTTTAGAGCCTACAAGTTGCCCTGACGAGCTACGGTAAACACCAGGGGAAAGACGTTTAAGTGGCCCTGGTTTACCTTGAGCGACGCCATTAGCCATACTTGGCCCACCTGGTTTTAGGCCACGCAAACGATCCTTTTCAGATTGAGGAACAGCAATGCTTACTGTTGGGTCTTTTTTCATTGCGGTTTTTCTTGCCATATTACCTACTTTTTACCCATGTTTGATTTGAGTATGTCACGAATGGATTTACTTTCTTTTTTACCTTCTGGAACTGATACTTGTGGCTTATTAACTACGGGTGCCGTCTGTCGAGTGTTGGAAGGAGGAGGCAAATTTACACCAGCTTTCTTTGCAAACTCTGAACGACTTAGCATTGCATTTATGTTGGCTTTTACTTCTTCTTCAGTTTTAGCATTAGAAGTAGCGGCATTGACCAACATTCCTGTGTACTGCTCAGGCTTAATCTTGCCATCTACATCTTTGTAGATATTACGAATCATTGGGTCGATTTGTTGAACTGCAAATTGAGCGAGAGGATTAGAGAAGTCTACATCCCAAGCCTGACGAGTTTTCTTTTTATCAATATTCTCGCCGACGTTTTGCAACTTAGTTTTACCGTCTAAGCCAATATTGTACTGAGAACCATCAGCAAGAGTGACGTTATATGTATCGTTAGCAACGCCTGTTTGCTTCAAGAGACCACGGAAATCATCGCGCAATAGTTGTGCGTCTGATTTGCCGGTTGTCATCATTTTACCAATGGAACGTTTGCCCATCAACTTGAGAGCCAAGTTAGGAGCAAAACCTGTTGCCATGTTTACTCCTTGGTTAATGTAATCTTCTCTCGTTCCACGTCCTCGTAGAATATCTTTCATGCCGGTTTCCCAGGCTGTTGATAATGCCGCCGCTCCTACAGCTACAGGCAATGCTATTGAACCTATTGTTCCAAGAGTAGAACCCGTTGCGGCAGTTCCAGTACCACTTATTGTTTGCGCTCCAAGAAGTGTTGGAGTAGCTACAGTTGTTCCAGCAGTGCCACCTACTGTTTGCGCTCCAAGGAGCGTAGGAGTTGTTACCGCACCAGTGCTAGCGCCAGATCCAAATAAACCTGCAAGATTCGGAAATCCTCTTAGTGCTTCTTGAGTAGCGAGCAAGCCGCCAACGGTTCCAGCAGTTTGCGCTAAAGCATTATTTTGAGCTTGCCCAGCTTGCTCTCGCGCTCTTTGTTCTGGTGTTTTTGGTGGCCCAAATCTTTGTTCAACCAACTGCACAGCTTGCATTGCTGGCATACGTTGACTCAGTAAATAAAGGTAATAAGCTCGTGGGTCTTGCTGCGTAATTGCTGGTTCTTGTCCGTTCATAATTATATCCAGGTACCAAACACTGCCACACCGTTTCTAGCAAACATTGGGTCTCGCATGTGACCTCCGGCATAAAGAACTTTACCGTTTTGATCTCTACTAAACTCTTCGTTAAGTTGCATATCAAATCGTGGGCGTATGCTGTCTAATCCGTGAATCTCTGCAAACCGCTCTAGGATACCTTGCTCCAGTAATTTTTCTTGGAAAATACTTTGGTCTGTATTAGCTAAGAATTGATTGTAAGGACCGCTATAATAGGCCCATGTCACACCACCATCAGACACGCTTCCGCTTGTGTGCGTGGGTACTGTGGCTCCTGTAGTCCCACCAGCAGTAGTTTGATAGTAGTTGCCGTTGTAAAAGCAATAAGAGTTAGCAGCAAACGCTGTAGAGGCGGTCCAAATTACTGGACGTACTGACCGGTCTGCAATGTACTCAAAGATAATTACATCACCGTTGTATGTAGCTCCTGGGGTTGGTGAGATAAG